TGATCCGTATGGTTCACTTGAGGATAACATTTTATTTCAGTCTGGTGTAGTAAAGACGCAAAGGTATCAGTACCGAATGGTTTATTCCGCAGAAGGGGAGCCGAAGTTATTTAACTCAGGCATTATTGCAGGAAACTCGGTAGTCATGGAGTCAGGTGGTTTGCCTGGTACTTTAACTGTCAAGCAAGGTGGTCAGTATCAATTTACCTTTAATTACAATTACAAGATTGGTACGCCAGCAAGTATGTATCAGTTTTATAATCAAGGTGTTTTTCAGGGAGATGAGGCTTATACCTTAAATATGGTAGAGCCTGTCCCGACAATTAAGTCAGTGGATGAAAAAACAAACTCCTTATTAGTAAGTGGAATATTTCTTAGCCAAGGAAGTAATAGCTCGGCAACCGATGATGCATACGCAAAAGACCCTCAAGACCCTACTGCGTTTTACGCAATAGAATATGGGGCGGACGGGTTATACGGAACTATAGATGACCAGGAGTATGAATACTTTAATCTTTCTAGTGACTACCTACTGGTGGATAGCAATCAAGATGACTTAGTGTTACAAAACCCTGAAACTGCACTTCCATTTGCTGTTGGTAATTACACGGTCGTCCTTCGCCCTTATGCCGAGCAATTAAGGTCACCCGCTGCCTTTAGGGAATTTTCTCAAGATGGGTCGAGGATATTAAAAATGAAGGAGCTTGCGGATAAGTTGGTTGTTTACCGAGATTCTGGGTTCTTTTTCGTCTCAAGAACTAACAGTCAAGAAGTTCCCTTTGCGATTGAACCTAGGTACAAGGGTGGCAGGGTAGCTGACTTTAGGCACACGATTATTGATGTTGATGGCAAGCAACATATATTCATGGGGAATAGTGGTATTTATTCGATTACTAGATCATCTACTGAGCCTAAACCGATTAGTATGTTTGAGATTGGACCACCGTTTTGGCAATCTGTTCCACCGGAATTATCTGAGTATATTTATGCGGTAGATAATCCAATAACTCGTGAGATTTTTATTGATTGCCCTCTTGGATTACTTAAGAATGGCAAGGGTGAGTTTGTGGATCAAGCGGGTGAAGTTATTTATTCAGACTCAAATTTTGAATATGCATCAGGCTTTGGAGTCTATGCTGATGATAAAGATATAACGGGCGATCAGGAGTACTGGGGGTTAAATGTAACATCCCAGCCTCAGCCAAAATTAGCGTGGGGAACAATTGCTTATGACTACATAAGTAACACGCTTTCAACTATAGATGCATCTTTTACGGCATCTTCATACATTAGGAGACCAAAGCACAATAGGGTAGGACCGGAGGAAGCTTGGTTCATTATGGGCATCCATCAAGCTAATGATGGTGAGTTTATTTATCCTGGTACCCAATACAGGGAGGACTATAATTATGGAGGAGTCTTGGTAAGGTATGGATACGGTCCACCAGCGGTTGGCGAGCGGGAACCCTATAGAGTATACAACAGACTAGGCTTTGGTTATGAATCTAAGCTTAAAAGTGGACTAATTGATTTTGGTGATTCCTTTTCAGACAAGGAGGTGAGGTCTTATCAGCTTGAGCTATCCAGTAAGTACGGAACAACCCCACTAAGGGTTAAGATAAGTACAAGCTCCGCACCTCAAGGAACCGAGCAAATTGAAACGATGGAGGTAGTCGATGGTAAGAATATTGACTATGTAGAGCTAAATAACTTGGTGGATGAAAATGTAATACCAATGTATGTACGGGCTCCATATATAAGGGATGAAATAATAGTTACTACAGAATTAGAGTATTCAGATCAAGTGTTTGCGGAAGATGGTTACATTGATGCGCAAGAGGAGTTCTTTGAAACCGAAACCCCGGTTGTTATAAATAATCCCATAAAGATAGTTGGCAGAACATTTGAGGTTAGTGGAATAGATAGCAGGTCAGCCACTCAAACATACAATCAAGGATGAGTGATCCAGTAGTCAGAACTTTTGCCCAGGATACCGAAGTTAGGTTCCCTGAGGAAGATACTGTGCCTAATGAACTAAAAGATTGGTGGATCGAGACACGGGAGAACCTTGAGCGATTAACAGATAAGATCCAGAGCCTAGAAATTGATAACCAAGTACTCAAGAAACGGCTTGAAAGTTTGTAACACTAAACTTATTGTAACATAATGCCACAACCAAGTAGACATGTAACTGCTAGGATAAGTTTCCGCAAGGGAACTACGGCTGAATGGGCTACCTCTGATCCGATCCTTATGTCGGCAGAACCTTGTATAGATATTTCGGTGAATAAATTTAAGATCGGAGATGGTGTAAGTCGATGGAGTGCCTTGCCCTATGTCCAGAATATGGAGACTACTAACTGGACAAACACTGGTCTTATCTTTCCCCCGCATATTCACTCAACAGAAGATGCATTAAATTACCTTGGTGATACCTTAACTACAACAACCGACAGGGTAACTGCCTTAGAAACAGAAATCGATGGAGGCGTATTCTCCTAAACACAACTAACACACAATACAATGGCTACTATTAAAATTAAACGGAAGGAAACCACTGGTGGTTCCGCACCTACAACGCTCGGAGAAATCTCCTGTAACACTGCAGACAAGGAATTGTTTGTTGGTGATGGCTCAGCCGCAATCAAATTCATTGATGATGCTGCAGTTGACACAAAGATTACTACCGCATTAACGTCTGCTTTTTCTTACAAAGGCACAGTTGCAGGTAATGCACAGGCATCTACTGCGACTTCTAGTTCCGCTACTGAATTAGCTGCCGCTCCTAAAAATGGTGATTACTATAAGATTACCACTGCAGGGTTTGTAAAAAAGATGGGCGCAGCTGATACTGCCGCTTTCTTCGTTAATGTTGATGACTCAATTGTCTACAATGGCACAGGTTGGGACAAGATTGATAACACCAACTCAGGCGTGACCGCAGAAGCTGGTAATGACCTTACTGTTACTGGTTCAACTGACGCTGGCTTTGTTGTTGGATTCTCCTCAACTGCAACTCTCGACCTAGCAACTCAATCCGTTGACGGCGGAACTTACTAAGTTTGGCTAAAATTCTTCCAAAGAGGTCAAGTACTGGGGGCGATGCCCCCGGTACTAACGACCTTGCTGAGTTTGAGATAGCAATCAACTACGCTGACCGAAAAATATATGGTCGGAGTGGTAGTAATATCGTTGTGCTTGCCGAGCCAGGCGACACAGCAGACTCATATACCACAAACGCATTTACAAATGGTGTGCTTTCTGGTCAGTCCAAGTACACAGCCCAAGGTGGTACACTTTTAGAAACCAAGACATTTACTTACACGAGCGGTAATCTCACTCAGATTGTAGTCAAAGACGGCTCAGATGTTACCACCCTCACACAGACTATAGCATACGATGGAGATGGTAATGTCTCATCAATCACAAAGGATTACGCATGAGTTTTTCAGAACCAAGTAATGGCCTTATAACACAAACAGGTAGTGATTCAGATTTGTCTGGTTTATCAGGTAATAGTGGCGTAACCATAACCACTGACGAAGGTATGACTTATTATGACTTTGGCGTCAATAGACTCTCAGTAAAAGGTGGACTTAAAATAGACCCAGAGTCAGAAGTCGCAATTTTCCAACACGACCAAAATGTGAATGGTAGTGGAACTGTATTTTCAATAAATTCAACCGAAATTACTGGGTGGAAATATGGATTTACAATCTCATACAATTCTGAAGGTTATGCGGTTGCTACTTTTACTAGTGATACAACTTACGAATTAGGGCAGAGTATCTTCTTCCAAAGTGTATCTGGTGAATCTGCAAACGCAAAAAGGAAGTTCAATAATTTACCTCATCTCATCAAGGGTATCTCCGCTGACACCAGGGAGATTACATTGGATTACAAAGATGAAGGAGACACATTAACCACTAGTGGCGCTAGAGTTAAAAGCTATGCTGGTTTTGAATTTGGTGGAATATATTCGGCTTATGGAAAGACAAGAACAGCTCGCGGCGTAGGTATTTACATCACGGGTCAATCTAACAATAATTGGCATCCAAGTGGTTATGGCATGAGTGGTGGCTCTAGAACCAAGTTCGCAGCTAATGGTGGAACAATAGTAATAAGTCGACCTTGGAGTTTTGGCTCGCACGTGGAATGGACAGATTTAAAGCTTGTAAACCCAATAGCTGGTTGGAGTCCAGAGGCACGCGGAATGGCGACAGGATATATAACAAATGTTGAACTTGTTAATATGTCTATCGGAAATTTTAATAGCTTATACACAAAAGAGTTTAAACTTGTAAACGCATCATTCTTCAGGACTTATGGGGATACTTATGAACTTCCCCTCTATAACGTAGATACTAGTGAGAATGTAAATGGGTATGATTTCGGCGATGCTTCAGGCGGGGGGCATGGACACACGCTTGTTAAAGCATATAATCCATCTGCTGGGTCAAGCTTTAGGTCTATGTGGAGAAATACTACAGGAAGTGGAGGCCAAAACAATGTTACGGAAACATACAAAAATGTAGCCATAAATATTACGGATGCTAGTAATAATCCATTGCAGGATGTTAAGGTGCATGTGAAGGACAATCCTTCTCAATATGCAAAACACACAGCACTAAGAAATAAAAGTGGTTCTTCCCATTCTCATTCTGTAAGTATATCTGCTGCAACACCTGCTGTAGTGACATTTGCTAATCATGGATTTTCCACGGGTGATTGTGTAGCAATATTTAGTTTTCCAAATGCGTCAGGTGTAAGCGGAGCGGATGTAGTAAATGGCAGAAAGAAAATCACAGTCATTGATACCAATTCATTTAGTTTGCAAGATTTTGATGGTAGCGATGTTGTTGGAACTATTAACCATACTGTTGGTGCAGGGACGCTGGCTACAGCGTTGGAATACAACAACCTGAATGTTAATGAATACCTAAACACCTCAGATTCTAGTGGCGCAATATCTGAATTTTCAATTCTTACAGGCACACAAGTCAAAGAGTATGCTACAAATGAGCGCGCTGCTCTTCAGATATATGGTGGACCTTACGACATTGATACCTTCGCAACTGCATGGAAAGATAATACGTTAAATAGGGGAGCATCATACTCCGATTGGGATACGGATTATTTCGGTGGATTTTACAAAGTAGATAGAAGAGGAGAGGGAAATACCGTTGAAGATATTTTCAATTTCAATTTTTGCGCCTACGATAAGATGCTAGGAACTAGTGCAAGGTCATTACTAGGAACACAAACCTTGTCGTTTGACTGGCTCCTCTTTGATGACCTTACAATCACCGACACAAGGGCAACCACGGATGCCTACTCCGAAATAGATACACCACAGAAATTCTACAACAAAGCAAAAGCATATTTGGTAGATAACTACGCAGGTGAGACATCAACTATTTTATCCCGTGAAGGTAACTCCATTAATGCGGGCTCTTACGATGTAGTTGTGGATGCTTCAGCATCTTCAGTATTTGCGATTAGTGGTAATACATTAACCATTAAGGCAACTACTTTCGTGGGGAATATTGCTACTTCAGGAAGCACCGCACTATCTAATGGAGCGGAAGTCATTGGTGCATTTGGATCAACCACCGTGCTTCCTTGGGAAATTAAAAACATAGAAGCAACATCACGATTGCAGTTATACAATGTAACTAAAGATACTGAGGTTATTACTACAAAACTTTCAGGCACCGCTGGAGAATTAGTAGATACAGACGGAACATACACCTCAGCTGAGATTGCAGTGGGAGATGTAGTAAGACTTCGCGTTACATGTGTAGTTGGTGCTGAAGCTATGATTCCCCTGGTGACAACAGGCGTTGCCACAACCGCCGGACTCAACTTCTCCATAGACCAGCAAGCGGATACTATTTATAATACCAACGCAATAGATGGCAGTTCGATTAGTGCATGGACGGCAGACTTCACAAACACTCCCATGGGGGTAGACCTTAGTGAATCGGATGGAGGTGCAAGCGTACAAGAAATCTATGCATATATCGTGTATCAACAGACCACGGCAGACGGAGTGGATAAATGGTTTAATGTAGTACGCGCTATTGATGGTAGTAACTACCAAATCGACCAAGCTATTGCGGATATTAAAATTCAAAATATCGGAACAGTAGCAGTAAATATATCGGGTGGTAGAATATTTAGGAAAGATGGAGCATCTGTTCTGTATGCCGTGGATGGCGACAAGCCGCTGACATTGGATACAGGAGCATTGGTCGCCAACATTAAACCTCAGATTGATGATGCTCTTAACTCAAATGCAAAAATCAATTCAACCAATAACAACTCCAAGCTCATACCTGGACTCTTATAAACTAACATGGATGCTTGACCTATTTGGATCTAGCACCTAATTTAATTGTAACACTAATATTATTGTAACATGGCACAGACATTAGCAAACGACGGCAGTACAAATTTAAATTCAACCGGTAGTGGCATCAAGCTACGGGCTAACAGCTCAGGGGTTCCGATGTCACATGATGATGTCGATACCAACTTTGAAAACCTTCGGGCTAAAGTAAATGAGGTTATTGGAGAAGTCGGAACCAACACGACAAAGCTTTCAGGCATCTCAACTGGTGCAAATAACTACAGCCTCCCTCTTGCCACTGATACAGCACGTGGCGGTATTGAGCTATTTAGTAACACTGACCAAACTGTAGCCGCAAATAGTGTTACAACTACCGCAAGCAGAACCTACGGAATACAATTAAATAGTGCGAACCAAGCAGTTGTTAATGTTCCTTGGGGCAATACAACCTATAGTTCCGCTAGTTCCTCCAGTCTTGGCTTAAGTAAATTAGGTAGTAATACACAGCAAAACACAGGTGCAAATAGTGTTACAAGCACAGCATCAAGAACCTATGCAGTACAACATAATTCTGCTGATCAATTAGTTGTCAATATACCTTGGTCTAACGACAACACCACCTATTCTACCGCAACTTCAAGTACTGCAGGATTGGTAAAGATTGGATATACTGAGACTGGGAAAAATTACCCTGTCGAGTTATCTAGTGGTAAGATGTATGTCAATGTTCCTTGGACTGACACAGACACCAATACTACATACACTGCAGGTACTGGTATATCAATTTCAGGAACTACAATTTCTGCCACTGGTGGTGGTAGTAATACATTTCATACCTCTCCTGCGGGTACTGGTTTGTCAATCCAGCAGAGCCAGGCAGGTTATGGTACGGAAGGCAGCATGGTCGCTCATGTCCCTGGCACTATTATTGTCTACCTTAATGACACAACTGGCACTACAGATTTTACAACGAAATCCACTTATGTTCATGCTGACAACGGGAATATAAATCTTAATATTGCCTTTAAAAATGTAGCTACCGCCGAGCAGTACCTTGCAAAGTTTCACAACGGTACTTTGTTAAACATTTTATATGTCTTCCAAACTGATATTACGGATACTACTTTAGGCGGCTACGCTAGACCGGATGAAAGCTTCATCAAAGGTGTTCAATACTATGGACAAAATGGTGAATTAAAAAAGTGGACAATAGATGACCTTGGAAGGACTGATATAGTTCAGGTACGAGGAAGAGTTGTTGTTGATAGCATCCATTTTCATGTAAAAGCGAACACATCAACTTCAAGTGTGTTATTCGGTTTATTTGAAGGGGCACACATGCTCACACAAAATACCTGGGCAGTCGAGCTTGGTACTGATGTATATTTTAGTGCTGGAATTGTGGGTTGTTTTGGCGGTTCATTTTACGGTGAGCATACAAAATGGGAGATTAAGAATAATTTAACATCAATAAATCTGTGCCAACCAATTTTTTGTTTGCGAGGCGGAAGCGCATACACTGGTGGACAAAATATCCACTCAGGCCAATTCCACACAGCAAGAATGCTAGGTAATGCAGAGTGGATACAATATCATTCAACCTGTGGTAATTCAGGCAATGATGGTAATACGTACGCTGGGATTAATGTAGCCGCACTCCCGGGAGATAATGAAGCTGTTGGAAATTGGTGGCAGGAATCCTCCTACACATATCCAGTCGGTTATGTTGACCTTAGATATCCTGCTTTTAGATTTGAGGGTATTGGTAATACTGTTAATTGGGGCGGCGATGATCAATGGACGGGAGATGACATGAGATATTCTTCTATCGTAGGTCAAACTGAAAGATTTGATGTACCTCAAGTTGGACCTGGCATGGCAAATCCTGTATACTCTAATTCCTCAACTGCGAGTAATGCGGGAATAGTTTTTAATTGGGATTCTCCATCGGGTCCTTCTACTATTCAAACTAGCTCAATTGTACATGGTGCCGCCGCATTCTACATGAATCAAATACACTACCCTTGGGGTGACAATGGTACGGATTTCACGCATACCAATTATAGAGGATGGGCATTTCCTGGAATCACGCCAACTCTCGCAACACAAGCATTTACAATTATTTCCTAATTATGAACATAGCAGAAATATCAAATTCTCCAATGAAAGTACCAGAGTTATTGCCCGTGACTCCATCGAATTACACTGTGCAGAATAGAGGCTTGCGTAATTCCTTGCTTGCTCAAACTGACTGGACTCAGGTTCCTGACGGTCCATTAAGTGCTCAAGATAAAAGTTCATATGCTGAGTATCGTAAACAGTTAAGGGATATGTCCGACTTTCAGGATCCAATTTGGCCCCTTCCTCCAGGTCAATCCGCCTAGAATGACGGGACGATCCCGTCATGGCGCATCTTAAAACAGTTATACGGCCCGCGAAGGTTTCTGAGCTTCCTTATATAGGACAGCTTGTCCTTAATGAATTTGTGAGTGAAACCCACTCCCATATTCCTGAGCTGGAGTCATCGAATGACACATCTATTGATGGGTTCTGTGAAGACTTTAAAAACAGATTAGAACAGGATATACCTACTGCGATCTTTATTGCCGAGCGTGGAGATGAGATAATTGGTGCTGCGGCAGGAAGTGTAAATAAGCATCCATGGGCGAAACATCAGATGTGGGGATCTGAAGACTTCTGGTATGTAAAGAAGGAAGAACGAGGAACACCCATTGGGATAAAGCTATTTAACAAGTTAATGGACTGGTTCAAGGAGAACGGTGCCGATCGCATCCACATGGTACATTACCATTGGAATCAAAAAGTATCCAAGTTCTATGAGCGCAAGGGTTTTGTGCCGTTTGAAGTAAGCTACGTAAAGGTTGTATAATGGCACATAAAATAGGTAGAAGTATAAAAAAAGAAGTCTTCGATGATGTTTTGGGCATTGATGAGAACAAGACCTTCGGCATTTCAAATAAGACGGGAGTAGGAAAGGTATTAGCAAAAGTAACTCCCACTGCCAAAAATAATATTTGGGGGCAAGCAGGAGACTTTGTTGAGGATAAAGTAACCCAGCCCGTTAAGGATGGTGTGGGTGCATTAGGCGCATTAGTTACTGGAGGTGGTGGAGATAACACGCAAGCTACCCTCGACGCATACAATGCACAGGTATCCGCCCTCGAGGCAAAGGAGAATGAAGCTAACCGTATGGCACTAGCTAATACCTTATTGTCTCGCGGTAAGGGAAAGTTCTTTGATGTAACAAGACCTGAAGAAGTAGAGAAGTTTCTCGTTGAGCAGGAGGGTAGATACCTTGATCCATTCCCTGATTATTTAAGACAGTCCGGGGACAGGTTGCTTGGCGATCTCGAGAATACTGCGGAGAATATAAATAATTATATAGGGACATCAGATGAGAGAATGGCTAATTTTCAGCCAACGCTCGATAGGCTAGGTGGCATAAACCAAAACGCAATAGATCAGTTATCATCTATTTATGACGGGCGACTAGAGTCCAAGATGAATGACTTCCGAGATCGTGGCGTTGATATAACTAGACAACTTCAAGGCCTGAATACTAGGTCGGGAGATATGGAGTACGGCTTACAGAGGGGCGTACTTGATAATGCGGAACGCTATGCTGATTCACTGGGTGGATCCGTAGATATGCAAACCGCACTAGCAAATCGTCAATTTGATGAGCTAGATAGGATGCCTGGTTTAATGAAGGACCAGAACCGCGAGCTTGAGCAGAGGTTTGGTGATACATATGCAAGTGAACTTGGATCAGCCCGAGGTAATCTTGGTGCAGAGTATGGAGCGGCTAATATGCTTACCGACTCTGAGTATGGTGCTGCAGACAGGATGAGAGGGTCGGAGTACGGTGCCGCCGGAAGAGTCATGGGTAGTGAATTAGGTGCAGCTGATATGATTCAGCGAGCTGAACGAGCAAAGGCTTTAGCCGCTGGAGCAAATGCAGAAAACCTAGCAAACTCACAACAGCGTGGCGTACGAGGCGCTATGGTTGGTCAGGGAAGTGGAACTGCGCAAAACATGGGCAATGCCATGATTCGGGCACAGCTCGGACAAGACCGAGGGGATTTGCTTGCGGACGCACTAATTAGTGACGCTGAAAGAAGAGGCAATGCAGGAATTGACTATGCCGAAAGAACTGGAAAGTCTGATATGAGTTACGCCGATCGGACTGGCATGTCGGACATCGATTATGCTAATAGCATAGGCGGGGCAAGGATGGACTTTGCTGACAGGGTCGGTACTGCGGGAATTGATAACTCCATGAAGATGGAGAACATCTTAGATACTGAAGCTGATCTAGCGGGAGCTAAGATAGGAT